CGTCAGGCAAAAAGAGCTTCTCTCCCTGAGACAGCTTGAGCTGCGTCTTGAAGCTGTTGCCAATGTAGCTGGCGTTCAGGTCCGAGATCTCGTTCATCCACTTGCCGTCAGCACCACGCATCCAGCCCGTCTCGCGCCAGACCCGGTTCGGCGGCAGGCCGTTGCCCTCCATGGCCTCAGCCAGCTGGCGCTTGGGCAGGTCGGCTGACTTGGACAAGCTGCCGCCGAAGATGCCGGCGGAAGCTCCCGGGCGCGCTGCGGCGAAGGTCGTGCCGATGCCGGCGAGGTTGGCCGTCAGGCCTATGCTCTTCCGCGCCTCCTGCTGGCGGGCCTCGTCCACCTGCTGCGGCGTGGCGCCGGGGTCGCTGATGACGCGGCCGGCCTCGACGGCGCCGCCCACGTAGTCGTTCAGTTCGTTCACGCCCCAGTTCAGCCCGCGCACCGGCGCTGGCTGGTTCTCCATAGTGGGGGTGGGGGATCCATACCCGCCCCGCCACATCTGGCGCGGACCGGCCGTCGCATCGCGGGGCGCTGCTGGCGCTGTAGATGCTGTAGATGCCGTAGATGCTGTAGATGCTGCCGGCGCCGTGAACCAGTCCCTGACGCCCTTCACCAGCCCGCCAAGTGCGCCGCTGCCGCCCTGCTGGTCGACGTAGGGCAGGCCGAGACGCTCGCCGTAGGTCGGCTGTCGGGCCTCACTCTGGTCTGGCTCAAACAGCCGGCTGGAAGGCCTTCCTTCTGCGCCAGTCGGCGATCCCCACCCGACATCCGTGATCGGCGGCGCCTCTACGCCGCGCGGCCGCACCGTCAGCCGTAGCGGCTCAGGCGGCAGCATGCCGGGTTCGTTGCCGAGGATGGGGTCGACCAGCTCGTCGCGCGGGTCAGCCATAGTCGTACCTCATAGGGTCGACCAAGGCGCCCATCTCGGCGACGGGCTGCTGCGGCAGGAGCCTGTCGTCCCGGTACGGCGCCTCCAGTGGCCGCGCGCGGGGCTGCGGCACGCCTCCGGGAAAGACCGGAGGCGCCGGAGCGCCGGGTGGCGTTTGCGCGACGGGAGGAGCCCCCACCACAGCTGACGTTACGGCAGCGCGCGGGTCAGGTTCGCCGCCGCTAACTACCGGCGGTTGCCCGCCTAAGCCGCCGCTGGGTGCTTGAGGTTGTCTGCTCTTTGAGATGTATGCGGCCCCGACATCCCCTAGGGATGCGATGCCGCCACGAAGGCCCCTTTGTGGGCGGGTGCCCCACATCTCACGCAGTTGGTCATCGGTGGGCCGCGTTCCACGTGAAACAGCAGGCTGGCCGGCTTGGGGAAGAGGTAAGGAAGCCGGCGCAGCCCCCGTTTGCGGTTGCGAGGGGTCGCCGCCGAAAACGTTACGGGCGAAGGTGGCGCGTGCGGGGCCACTATCGTCCCCGTAGCGAATAACAGGATGAAGTGCTGCGGATGCTTCGTCAATCGTGCGCGCGCCCCGAAACGCAGCGGAGTTGCCTTTTTCCGTGGTGTTCATCTCATGTGAGATAAAATCAGCCTGAACGCCGGGATCCGTCCACGGCAGGCCAGCCTTGGCGGCGAACTGCTGCAGCGCCTCAAAGCGCGGGCCGCGCCACTGCATCAGGCCGTAGGCGCCCTCGTCCTTGTTCATGGCGTTGGAGGCGAGCCCGCTCTCGGCCTGCAAGTTGCCGACAACGGCCGCGGCCTGCATGCGGGACATGCCGCCCTTCATCAGGCGGTCCATGATGAACTTGGGATCCGTCGTCTGCGCGGTGCCGCCGTAGAATGGCATGTCAGGGTGCCTTGGAATTGCCAGTCGCGAGGGTGTGCGCGCGCTTCTTGCCGGCCTGCGTTCGCCGTACCTGCTGGTACTTGATGAAGGCAGGGCTGTTCTGGAACAACTCCGTCTCGGCGTTGGTGACGGCCGCGGCGCAGGCGTCGTAGATGGCGAAGTGCCGCTTGTTCTCCTCAAAGATCTCCTGCTCGCGCTTGAGCGCGCGCTCCCGGTCCTGCCGGTAGTGCCTCGCCAGCTCGTCCGCCTCGCGCTTTTTCTCAGCCGCGACCTCGGCCAGCACCTGAGCGCGGATCTTGGCGATGAACTTCAGGCGTTCCTTGCGCCTCATCTTCCACCTCCGGGAAATTTAGGCATCATCTTGGCCTTCTGGGCCTGATCGAACTGGCTGATCTTCATGCTGCGGTTCAGGACGTTGTCCTGCTGCTTCTGCGCCATCTGCTCGCGCTGCATGCTGTTCTTCTCCTGCATGCCCTGCGCCATGATGTTCTGCTTCTGCGCGTCCAGCTGGCCCTTCATCCGGGAGGTCTGCTGGTCGATCGCGCCCTTCTGCGCGTCACGCTGGATCTGGGCGTTGATCTGCATGATCTTGGCCTGACGCTCTTTCTCGTTGCCCTCGTATTCCAGCTGCGCGATCTGCTGCTCGTTCTGGATCTTCTGCGTTTCCATCTGGCCCTTCATCTGCAGCTCCGCGATCTTGATCTGGCGCTCCTTTTCGTTCTCCTGCGTCTGCCAAGTCATCTTCTCGCGCTCGACCTGCGCCTTGGTGGCTTCGGCAGCAGCCGTGTCCTTGGCGTTCTTGGCATCCGGTCCGCCCTGACCAGCCTGACCGGCAGACGCCATCATGGTCTGCACGGCGTCGTCGATCGCGTTGTCGAGCTGGCGCCCGACACGGTAGGGCGCGACACCGAACTTGAGCAGCTCGCCGGCGAAGTTGGCCAAGGCCGGCAAGGCCGTCACCATGGTGCCGATCTGCTGGATCATCGGGGACAGTACCTGCAGGAATTCAGCGCGGGACTGCTTCTCTTTCTGCTCGTCGAACTGGATGGTGCTGTCGGTTTCGATGTCGAGGACGAAGTTGCGCGCGCGATTGTCGCGCAGGAACGTCATCACGTCCTCGTAGGTCGGCTTGCTGGCGAAGCTCTGCAGCTCCGACTGCGCCTGCTGCAGCGCCTGCTGGATCTCGGCCGCGGGATCGGCTCCCCCCGGCGCCTGCGGGCCGGGAGGAGGTCCGCCTTGGCCCATCGCAGGAGGGCCTGCCGGCGGAGGAGCCTGCAGCTGCTGCATGCGCTGCTGCGCCTGCTGCTGCTGCATGGCGAGCTGCTGCTGCTTCTGCATGACCTGCATCATGTGCTCGGCCTTGCGCGGCAGCTGCGTCTGGCTCATCGCCATGATGGTTTCGTCGTCGAACTTCTCCGTGATGATCTCGGTCGTGATCAGCACGCACTCCCGCGACACCCGGGCCATCTCGGCCTGCTTGTCCTTGATGCGCACCGAGCCGCTTTGCATCTTGAGCTGCTGTGCCCCGAGCGTCTCGTTGGGATCCGACGAGCCGCGCATGATGTCGCTCAGGCCCATGACTTGGTAGATGTCATCGATGATCTGCTTTCGCAGCGTGACCAGCACGTTGATCGTGTTGGCGACCATGTCGATCGGCATCCAGATGATGACTTCCTTGCTGCCGCCGAAAGCGGCCCAGTCCGGGATCGGCACCAGCACGCGACTGTCCGAGGTCGTGGCGAGCGCCTTCTCGATCGCGTCGGCCATGCTGTTGCCGCCGCTCGGATAGAAGCCCTTCACCTCGATGCTGCGCGACAGCGCGTGAATGCGCCCGGTGAGCTGGTTCAACTCGTCGAGCTGGTCGCGGTAGTAGAGGATCTCCGGCACCGGAACGAGACTGCCGGGCTGCGTGGTGCCGTAGGCCGGCCGAGGACATGGGAAGTAGCCCTGCAGCTCCAGATGCGGCTTGGCGTCGTCGAGCAGCACGTCGACGCCCTCACTGACCCAAACCACGTTGCCGAGGCCCTTGTGCCAGATCTCCCAGACCTTGGTGCGCTCGCGCTCGTCCGCGGCGCCGATGTCGCGCTTTTCGCGGTCGATCTTGTATTCGGCTTGGTCGTATGCGTCCCCGGAATACTTACTGAAGCGCTTTTTCATCTCCTCCCGGGTCAGGTAGCTCGCGGCCGCGACCCACTGCACCTCGTACCAGTTGCGCGCGGGATCATGCAGGAAGTCGTGGCGGTCCTTGTGCTCGATGCAGACCTTCTCGGGTTGACTGCCCTTGGCTTTCTCATGGCGCAGCCACAGCGCGCCGCGGCCGTGCAGCACCATGTCGTCGCGCACCAGCATCAGGGCAGCGTGGATGTAGGTCAGGTCGAACGCCACGATCGCGGCGCGCTCCGCCACCTCTGACGCGGCTTGGAAGACCGGGCGCCGGTCCTTGAATTTTGGTACTACCACCGGCGTCGGAGGGCGCGCGTACACGCTCGGCTTCAGCACTTCCATGTTGGCCCAGAACATCTGGAATTCCCGCGGCCGGGCCGGGTCGCGCAGGCGCTCCAGATTGGCGTACATCTTGTCGATGTTGTCGCAATGGTCCTGCCATTCTTCGAAGACCTTTTCGGCCTCCGTCAGCATGTCAAACCACACCTGAGCGTTCTTCGGCTCGGTGAAGACGTTGACTTCGTCGCGCCCCAATGGCTGGGGATCGGCAACCCTGTCGGCCATGTCAGCCCCTGAGCCCGGGAAGGTGAAGCCCGCCGCCTCCGGCGAACTGGAGCAGGATGCCAATCAGGATGATCACCCCGATCGCAACCAGAACGATAGTGGCGATCTGCATCAGCGGAGGAGGCAGCGGGATCTGCTGCAGCAGCCACCACAGGAAGATGACAGCTATGACCAGAATGACGAGGTAGACCAGCATGCTGATCATAGCCGCCTCCTATGCGTGACCCTCGACGCTGGTGTCAGGACGCTCTTGCTGCGCGAGTGACATTTCGATCAGGTGCTGGCCGATCTGCTCGATCTGGCGGTGGTCCGTGATCTCCGTGATGGTGTTGACGGTGACGTCGGCCCCGCCTCGCTGCATCACGGTGACCAGCAGGAACTGGACGTTGCGGCCGATGTACATCCCCTCCAGCGCCATCTTGATGCCGGCTGCTAGTGTGCGGATGTCCTCGTGTTCGTTCATCGAACGACCTTCCCGCAGGCGGCGCACATCCAATACACAGTGCCGTCGTGCTCGATCGTGCCGCCGCAACACTCCAGCTTGCACTTCAGGCCCCACCAATTCCGCCAGCTTCTGAGTTTCACAGGCGCATATCCCCATAGCGGCGGATGATCGGACCATCTGGAGGAGGCGGGATGACCCAGCCGGTTCGCTTCGGCTCAGGCGGTCTTATCACAGGCAGCGCCTGCCACGCCAACGCCATGTAGCGGAAGGCATCCGCGTAGTGGCTCGTCCAGTCATGCTCTGCGTCCTTGCCGAAGGCCTTCGCCTCCTCGTCCCATTCGCGGTGGTACTGCTCCAGCGACGACAGGCCGATTTCCTCACAGCGCGGGTGGAAGACGCACAGCGGGATGGTGCGCCGCGCGGCCTCGATGCCGTCGCCCTTCGATGCGGCGCGCACCAGCTGCGGGTAGAGGTCGAACATCTTCATGCTCTCGACGCGCGTGCGATTGATGCCCCATTCCTTCACCTTGGCGTCCTGCGGCACCCAGTCGATGCCGTCGATCCAGCCGTGCTGCTTGCGGCGCTCCGCGATGATGTTGCTGTAATGCTCGACGCCGACGTTGGCTGCGCCATACACGTCGAGGATGAACAGCTGCCCGCCGACCTGCTGAAACCACCAGATGGCCGTGTCGTCGCGCACGCCGATGTCCCACGCGCGATGCACCGGGCGCTTCAGGTCGGCCTCGATCGGCAGCACGCGACCCTCGCGCCGCACGTCCATCATCTCTAGGGCGTAGAACGCGCCTAGGACGCTGGCGTTGAAGTCCACCATGTATTCTTGCTGGAATTGGCTGGCGCCGACGTCGCGGCCGAATAGCGCAGTGTATTCCCGCAGGCTGTCGTCGAGCTGGTCTTGCGTGAGCGAGTTGGTGTCGATCGCGGTGAGGCGCTGGGCGAACCACGCCGGGTTCTGGCACGCCATGTCGTACATGGTCTTGGCGTGGTTGCGGCCGCGCGGTGTCGTGATGAACGCGGCCCAGCCGCCGTTCTCCTCTAGGATCGGACGGTGGTAGGCCCAAGCGCCGGGATGCGCGAGCGCCCACTCGCTGTAGGCGATGCCCACGACTGACGCGCCCATCTGCGCGTTGTAGTTGTCCGAGCCGATCAGCTGCCACGTGCTCTGGTTCTTGAAGCGGATCAGCATCTGGCTTTCGTTGACGCTCTCCCGGATCTCATCCGGAAAGGCCTCGTCAATGCGGCGCTGGCCAGTATGCGGGTTGATGGCGTTCCAGATGGCGCGCCGGCACTGCTCGTATTCCGGCATGCAGTGCCAGTAGCCGCCGACGCGCTCGGAGGCGGCGCATGCGGTGTGGTGGAGGATGACGTCGTCCTTGCCGGCACGGCGATGCCAGATGGCGATCGCGCGCTTGCCGCCGTCGGCAAGGTAATTCCACAGCGCCTCTTGGTAGGGACGCGGCCGCCATTTATTCGGCAGTCGGATCCTTGTGTCCGTTTCCATTGGCGCGCCCGTTGATCAGCTTGGCGCCGCTGCCGGGCTCGTCGCCGAAGCGCTTGATGATCTCGATGGTGACATGGCCCGAGCCCCGCGCCTCGATCTGCAGCGGTAGCACGCGCGACAGGCCCGACAGGAACGCCGCGGGGTGCGTTGCGGCCTTCTCGGCGAGATAGTTGACCAAGCCATCCGGACCGCCGCCGCCGGCCTTCTGTGCGGCCAGCAGGTATGCGTCACGCAGGATGAGGGTTGGCATGGTCGGCCCGGGAGGTCGCCCCTTCGGGTTGGGCGAGGGCATGCCGGCCTTGTAGCTGGTGGAGGACCGGGCCATCAGAGCTGGCCTGCGCGCAAGTGCGCCATGCCGCAGCATCCGAGGCGGGACGGTGTCGTGACCTCGGCGTTGACCCAGATCCACGCCATGCACGCCGTCCCGAGGCAGCGGCAGTTTTCTGGATTGGTGTTGACGTCGCCGACTGCCATGAGCCATCGGTTGCCCGCGCCGCTGTTGACCTTGTCGAAATATTGCGTGCGCGAGAACGGGCACCAGCGCGTCAAGGCTTCCTGCTCGGTGCAAATCATTTGGGAGCCTGCACGTCCCTGCTCTGAACCGCGTTCATTTCGCGTTCTAAGCCTCGCTGGTGCGTTTGTCCAGTTTGAGCATGCACCCTAGCGGGCAGCTCTTTTTAACGCACCAGCGGTCACGGCTGTAGGCTGGCGAGGTTAGCCTACAGCCATGCGGGTTACTCTCCCCTCTCCTGTGGCGTCGTCAGCTCCCGCCCGTGGACGGGGCACTTCAGCCTTCCCCAAGCCATTTGCTCAACTTTTACCTTGGCGACGAAGCCGCAGGCACCGCAGCTGACGTTGGTCATCTTGGGCGTCTTCTGCACCCGGTAGTCGACAGCCCATCCGGCCTTGAACCTCGCTGCTGGAAGGGGTCCCAGTCGCGCAAGGACGTCCGCCCATAGCGTGCGGAACAGCGCACCCTCCGTTGTCGCCCTCATGGGCCCTTCCAGCCCCAGCGACGTCGCCAGCGCCTTGAACGGCTTTCCGTGCTTCACGGAATGCGGCAGCGCGGCGTGGCACAGCTCGTGAACCAAGATGCCGCCGACCCGCACGGGATCCGTCTCCGCGGCCATTGTCCTCCGTCACGGCGTCGGACCAGCATAGGCCGATATACTTCTGCTTCGCCCTGTGCGGCGGGCAGATCGCGGCCCGGATCCTAGGAGGCAAAGGCTTCCCTGCAAGCACGAACTTACCTCTAGCCAATTCGATGAATTGACTACACCACGCATCCCGCGTGAGGGCAGGGAGAGGCTGGCCAGCGAGCGCATTGATCATAAAAGGTACTCAGGTGAGTTATGAGCAGAGTTAAGAGGTATTCAGGTGAGTTAAGGAGAAAACCCGGAATTTTATCGG